AAGGTGCCGAAGCACCCTTTCCACCCATAATGCGACTTACAGGTAATGTTATTTAGTCGTTGGCTAAACGAGAAAAATATGCCATCGCATCATCTTCATCCTCATCAGATGTTTCGATCTTAGGAAGTGAAGTAGACTTACTGCGAGCAAAGGACTGTTCCAGTTCTGCGATTACACTCTCTTCCTTAGAGGGAGTTTGCGTATAAGAATCATACTCATCCTCCTTCTCTTGAACAGCAGCACGAGCAGACTTCTGACCCAGAACGTACTTCAGACGCTTCTCAAGATCTTCATAGGACTTGAATTGGTCGGAAGCAACAACAGCAGAGAGAGAATACTCTTTCTTCCACAGTGCTTCTAGTGCATCATCATCATCCAACAGTGCTGAAGGAGAATCAAACTCAGACTTATCGTAGTTCCAATAACCTTCAACCTTACGAATCTTCAGACGGAAGTTTGCACCACCCCAGAAGTCAAAGGGATTGATAGGTTCTTCATCTTCAAACTCAGGTTGCATTGCATTGAGGATCTTATCAAAGATCTTCTTACCAAACTTGAACAGGAAGACTTTACCTTCGTTCTCAGGATGAGCAGGATCTTTGATCACATAGATGTTGCTGTAGTAAGACAGTTTGCGTTTCTGCTTACGAACAGTTTCTTTATCCTTATCACTACCACTGTTCCAGAGTTCACGGTTGTGCTCGGACACAGGATCCTTCTGACCAATCGTAGTCAGAGAGTTCTCGATATACCAACCACCATTACCTTGGAATGCATGAGAGTACATCTTTACCCAGGGCAGTTCTTCACCTTCAGGTGCAGGAAGGAAACGGATGATTGCAGAACCAACACCAGTCTTATCCATTTCTGGTTTCCAGAAACGTTCATCAGCACCACCAGAACCGGTGTTCATTTTTTCTACTTCCTTCACCAGTTTCTCAGTGAGAGAACCCAGTTTGGATTGCTTTTTCAGATTTTCAAAAGACATTTATATACCTCGGATTGTTTGGATTTGGCTTGTGTGTACCCCATCAGTCTACAGGTCGGAACCCGTTTTGTCAATACGTTCCTTCATGGTCTCCAGCAGTTGTGTCATGTTGTTAAAAATGACATTCATATCAACATGAGGAGGAAGACCCATCATTTGAGCAGACTCTTTGATTCTTTCCTTCATCTTGATTGCTTCAGGATCATCAGAAAGTTTCAAACGAGTATAAAGAATCTGTTGTTTGTTCAACAGTTTCTCCAAAAGAGCAACATGAAATAACTTTTCCTCTTTATTCATACGAGGAAATTCAAATACATTTCTGTATACATCTTCTTGTAATGTTGAGATTTCAGACATCTCTGCACGAACAAGTTCAGAATCAAAAAAACTCATGTTCCTCCAACAATTTGCTTGAGTATCTTTTTATAATGGAATACATCTATATGTAGGAACGGAGAATACTTTTTCATTTTTAGACTGACGGTTTCCCACACAGGATCTTTTAGTTTCTTGTCAAAGTTGTTCCCGAACAGGAATATTCTATCGTATATCACTAGTGTTTCTAGGCTAATTTTCCCGATCAGGAACATCTTTAAAAGGGGTGGATGCCCCTTCGAACAGTCAAAAACTTCTTCAAATTTATTTTCAAATAGTTGTTGCGACTCTTCCTTAAACAAATAGGATAGAGATTGTATTCTTTTTTGCCAAGATTTATATCGTGCCTCTCCCTCCTTAATCATCTCCCCAATCCACACAGTCTGAGGATCAGTACAACTTACAAAGTTTGCTACAAAGAAATCTACCACTTCATTATCTTCTTTCTGGCGTGATAGCTTCTCGAACCAATAACGATCACGGCGCTTGTAGAAAGATTGAAGAGATGCACGACTCTTACCTTGATACTTGTGGTAATCATAAGAATCTTTTGTAAAGTGATTCTTCAGGGCAAGGTAAGTCTTATAAGTATCAAAAGGCACCATTCAAAAAAGTAATATAGGGATTTTTTGCCGGGAATTTTTTCCCACTAAAATGGAATTAAAAGACTAATCTTGCTCGGGAAGTCTTCTTGAGAAAGTTTAACTCCATGGCTTCATACTTAATCTTTTCTTTAAGTGGTTTAGAAATAAGTTTCGGAACAGACTCAACATCAATACTATTCTTCTCACAGAAGTGAACAATAGCATCGATGTAATTCATATCTTCATTATGTTGAACAAGATTCTCGATCTCTTGGGCAAACCGAGAAGGACAGAAAAACTTATTCTCTAATGCTTTTTCTAATTCATTCTCCATTTGACCTAACACAGTGATGTACAATCTTTTTCCTCAACTTTTGTTCATTCTAACACGTAAAAATATAAAGTCAAGAAACTTGTTCGAGTTTATCGTTAACAAATTTCTTGATGTATTGTGTAAGCAGTCTGATATATTTTGCTTTATCGTACTCTTCGTAGATTTCTACTTCTCCATTCTCACAAGTCATAATGATCACGAACTTCTTTACGGATAGTCCAGTGAGTTCATGAAGCATACAAGCATATGCACAACACTGAACAAAGTATCCATCAATCCACTCTCGTGGTTTTGGTTGTTTGGAAGTTTTAAAATCGATGATTGATAGTTCTCCGTCAAATTCTGCAATACAATCTACAGTACCAGCAACACCTAGGTATTGACTATAAAGAGAACCCTCAAGAGCATAAATGTTATTTATACGATTAAGATCGGATTTTGCGATCTTAAATAAATGCTCAGAGATTGGTTGAACATCGGATAAATTCCGATTATGCAAGTAATCTTCAACAAGTGTATGAAGATCTGTTCCCCGACTTGTAGCCTTACGGGTAATCTTATCTGCTTCTTCATTACCAACTTTCTTACGCCAAGCAGAAAACTTTTCTTTATTAAAGTGACTGATAACAGAGGTGATAGAAACGAACTTTTGTAGTTCATCACTATCACCTACTTTATAATAACGAACTCCATCAATCATTTCCCTCTCAAGAGAAGGAAGATTCAATTCAACATGATCAAACATCAGAGATTCAATTCCATTTTAGCAACAAGGTATTCTTTACACAGACCAGAACGAACAATGTCTTCCACACCAAACTCAATCATAGACATTGAAGGCATCACTCGTAGAATACGCATGAAGTCAACGATACCATTACGTTCGTTAGTTTTCACGAGGTCTGATTGAGTTGCATCACCACAGAACATAATCTTAGAGTTCTCACCCACACGAGTGATGATTGAATCAAGTTCGTGAAAGTTAAGGTTCTGAAATTCATCTACGATAATGATAGCATTGTCCAGAGTAGTTCCCCGAATAAAAGAAGTACTCCAAAAACTAATCGTTCCTTGAGTTTTGAGGTTTCCATAGAGCATTTCGAAAGCAGAATCGTCTGGCATCTCGAACATGTATTTTACCATGTTCTTATAAGGAATCTGGTAAAGACTTGACTTGTCCTCATGGTCTCCTGGAAGGAATCCAATCTCTCGTGTTGCTACGAGAGAACGGACAAGGTAAATCTTTTCGTAAGGAGTCTTATCGTCAAGAACATCACGCAGAGCATTATAGAGTGTGATGAAAGTCTTACCAGTACCAGCAGCACCGTAAGCTACGACATTTTGTTCAAGTTTGTATTGTTTGAAAAGTGCCTCTTGATTATCAGTCAGAGGCTCAATCGTCTTCATTATATCAAGATTGATTGGCTTCTTGCGTTTCATCTGTCTATTACTCATTCCAAATGGTACAGGATTCGGTGCTCTTTTACGTGCCATAAAATATTAAAAAGGTTTTACTTTTGCTCCAGGCATTTTTGAAGCCTTGCGAAGAACTTCATTCCACCCTGGATTTTTCTTGACAAGTTTTTCTTGCCACTCACCAACCTCACCAACTCCAGCACATCCTTGAGACCAGTCTTTGTCCCAATCTGGATTGTCTTTTCTCCACTGTTCATAGTCAGCAACTGACATGACAAGTTCTTGTGTATCACCTGTCTTTAAATTTTTAACTGGATATACTGGCATAGTTAGGAATAATGTATAGGGATATTTATTCGATAGTGATAGAGGGTGCATCATTACATTCATCACATCCTTCACGAGTCCAACCAAGTGCTTCAGATACAGCAGGGAACTGACAGGTAAAGATACAACGAACAAGTTCCGCAATCTCCATATGTTCCTTCTGTGTACCGTGAGAAGAACGCAGATCGATATAATGTATCCATGACCTTACAGAACCGGTCATATAGAGTCTTGTGGGCGTTGCCAAGGGCAATACAAACCTTGCACACTCCTTTGCCACGCCCTTATCCAGAAGACGGTTGTAGAGTCGCAGAGCACTCTCATAGTGAACACGAATATCTTCAAGCAAAGTCAATCTCAGATAATCAGGAATATCATCAATACTGTTCTGACGATTCTTAGTATCTTGACGACGTAGTTCGGGAAGAGGAATAGTATTATTCAAAAGGTTAGTATCAGCATACCGTTGCGAAAATTCTTGATATGTAAACGAACGGTGCCGAAGGATTTGAGCTGCGATACCACGAGTTGTATTGATCTCTACAGTCATACTTGCTTGTTCAAAGATACTCCAGTGTTGATGTTGAATACAATACTTGAGTAGTCCAGAGAACTTTTCATTCTCTTGATTTGCAGGATTACTCACTCTAGCACAGTAAGCCATATGCTTCTCTGCATCTGGAGTAACACTGACAAGTTTTACTTCTGGTTTCATAAACTCAAATTCTATGTTTTCGTTCATAACATTCTCAATAATTGATAGTTTTTATGATGATTTCTATCACCAACATATGTTTTATGTAAGTTTTGTTTACTTAGATTATGATGCAAACAAAATCTAGAAAGATTATCCACCTCTATTGTATCACCATTAGGAACTTTAACCAACCATCTTCTAGAGTTATCTGGTATTTTGAAGACATTATTTCTTATAGCATCTTCTATGTTTTCCTTTATTGTCCCCCACTTTAGATTAGACAAAGAGTTATTTTCTTTATTGTCATCTAAATGTCTGACTATTTCATAATTGTTTGGATTTGGAATAAATGCCATAGCAAGAAGTTGATGCAATCCTTTATGCTTTCTTTTTCCTTCTAAGTTATACAAGGTAAAAGCATAATATCCTCTCTTGTTTTTATGTCCACTAATATATTTTTTAAGTTTGATGGAATAAACTTTTCCATCTGGATATATTTTATAGTGAGGATACTCATCAAGTATCTTATAATCCATCTCCATCAT